GACCGTCCGGCAAGCGGCGCTGCGCTGCGGGGTCTGCAAAAACACCGCCTTTTTGTGGCGTCACCGCTTCCTGAAGGCCATGGCTAGCCACCAGGCGGTACGGGAAGAGGGTATCGTCGAGGTTGATGAGACCTTCTTCCTGGAATCCTTCAAAGGCCAGCGCGGATTACCCCGCCCGGCCCGCCAGCGTGGCGGCAAAGGCCGTACCCGAGGCACAGGGCCGGATTACATCCCAGTGATGGTGGTGCAAGACAGAGCAGGCCACCTGGCTGACTTCCAGTTGGAACAGTTGAATGCCAGGGCGGTGAAGGCTGTGCTTGAGCCGCTTATCGCCCCGGATGCCATCCTGTGCAGCGATGGCGCCGCGGTGTATGCAAGTTTCAGCGAGGGACTGGGGATAACACACCAAGTGGTGCGCAATCGAGCGGGAGAGCGGGTGGTGGGTGCATATCACATCCAACATGTGAACGGGTACCACAGGCGATTGAAGGAGTGGATGGAGCGGTTCCATGGAGTCGCGACCCACTATCTGAGGAATTATCTAGGTTGGCGAAGGATGTTGGAGCGCTATGGGAGGGAAGTGAATATCTCACGTTGCTTGCATGAGGCGCTGGAGCGCCCCATGCAACACGTAATTGGGACATAGCCTAAACTTAGAGCTATACCTGTTTAGCTATATAGTTAAAATGTCCACTCGTAACGGCTTTCTCTCTAACTGATTAGGCACTGTGAATGTAAATTTCATACGCCAGCAGATTGGTAACTCATAGTCGCTTATACTTACCAACCAGTTAATAGCAAGCACCTCATGACTGAGAAACCTAACGGCTTTCTTAAAAATCCTCCCATCCAAAACAAACCAGCCTGATAACAAAAAAAACATATTACCCAAAGTCACTAACAGTAGCTTACTCAGCTCTACTTATTGAAAATAAATAAATCCAAGTTACAACCGCTCACAATAATAGAAAAATCTCAAAAAAAAACCAAAAAGTGATTGATTATACTAGTTTATTTCAAAAAAAAATAACAAATAACACAATCAAAACAGCCACAGATGAGTCGCAATTCATTATATTTAGACACTTTGAAGCACGATTTAAATTGAGACCATCAAAACTAGAATGTAGTTGACTAAACCATTGGTTTTTAGCTGTTTTAAAGCTAACAGAACAAAGCCAGATTCAAACGAAAAATGTTAATAAAAATCAGTAATTGTAGATACATCTCGATTAGAAATCGAGAGCACCGAATAGTAACAAACTCAACATTAAAAAATAATCATTGTGATTAATTAAATATCAGTATATGTTTTTTTCACCATGACAACATGGTGATTATTGACATACTACCTTAATTAAAAAACAACTAGACTTTTTAGGGGTAAGACTTTATGAATATAAAGAAGTTGTCTTTGTGCATCTTTTTTGCCACCACACAAGTACACGCATTTACCCAATGGGGCGCCGGAGGTATAACCCCAATGGGCCATGAATGGTTAACCAGAACATCTGCGCTCGAAGTGTTGAATGCTGAGCATAAAATCAGTGTTGACCAAAATGATCCACGCAATACCTGGACCAGTGGTTTGGCTAAAAATATCGATATTAGCACAGCTGATGATGAAGTCGCCAAGATAAAGAGCCACACTAATGACAATAGTCTTTATGCTCCTAGGTATGATGCAGTTTACTCCGCTATTGTGGGTCAACGCTGGGTTGATCTCGGAGGGATGAATGTTGCCAATAATTTGATAAGTCAAACAGGGCCAGACTGTTTCGATGCGGTTTCTCAAGAACCCGCAGATATACAACAAGACCATTTCATGCGTCGATATGATGATAATGGTCAACAAGGGGGCGTTAAATCAGCCCAAAGAGGACAAGAACGATTTATTACTCACTTTATCAATGCCGCGATGGCAACTAATAAACGTATTGTCGTATGGGATGGCGGTGGTAGCTCTGCCAAAACCGATGTCGACTATAACTATTTTCTATTTGGACGAGCAGTACACCTTTTCCAGGATTCTTTTAGTCCTGAGCATGTAGTAAGGAGTCCAAGTGATAATTATGAAAAGGTTCGCCAAGTTAAGGCTTATATTTGCACGGAAGGTGCTGAACAACATGCCCACTCAACCGGTGCTGTTCTAAATTATACATCTGGCGATGTGATCTGGAAGGTCGGGACTAAGACAGATACTGGCTGGCGAGGATACAAAGCAAGCAATATGAAACCCGTTGCTTTGGTTGCGATGGAAGCCAGTAAAGACCTTTGGGCTGCATTTATGAGAACAATGTCCGTTGATATTAACGAACGTGAAAAATATGCTCGCAATGAAGCTCAGGTGTTGATAGACAAATGGATGTCTTTTGATAAAGATGAAATGGAACACTGGTATGACAATGAGAATAACCGTGACAACACATATGTAAAAGTTGATGGTGACACAGGTAAAGGCAAACTGCAAAAAGAATGTATGTCTGGTTTGTCAGCGAAAAATAGATACGGCGCGACTATTAAACCCAAAACACAGAAAGAACTAGTAGATGTGCTGGATGATAGTCGGCGATACTGTCTTTTCAATATAGAAGCTGAACCCGGTTATGCTGATGCTAATGACCCTTACCTTAACATCCCATTTAACTGGCGCTGGAAGTCTAACAGTTGGCTGGTACCTAATGCATCATGGCAACAAAAGCAGCTTGATAGAGATACAGGTAAGATCATAAAAATTAAAGAATTTACAAACAACCAAGAGCTAACTGTTGACAGCATTGAAAACAACTATTCTATTGTTACAGGAGCAAGAAATCCTTTAAGCCTCGTAAGAGTTCCAAATGATGGAGGCAAATCATTTTATCTGCGTAGTAAAGATAATCCATATTTATTCTTCAGCTATAGCGATAAAAAAAATGGACGCATAAAACTTTGGCATTCTCCGAATCAAGCTGAATTTGAAATACTAGGAAGCAATAATATTTTCAATCTTAAAGATACATATTGGAACCAATATGTATGGTATGATAATAATAGCAAGGGGGCTTATTTGACAAAAAAAGGTAACCCTGACAATGCTTCATCAAAGTGGATTATCTCAGAAGAAAATTAAGATAAATGACTTTTGAAATATAAATCAACATAATCCATTATAAAATCCCCATAGACTTATAAAAACCAATATAAACTATGGGGATATATGCAACAATAAGTTTATACCTATATAAACCAACTCTACCATTAGAATGATTTAGAATTAATAGCGTAGCAAACTGATGACATCATTTTTTAGAAAGTATTTGGTTCGCACTCACACCCTCCTATGTCTCGTTAAGACATTAGTGATACTACATAATGAGTGTATACAATGAAACTTGACCACATTAATATACTGTTCGTCGTGGAAGAATATGGGCAGGCGCAGTGGGTAAATACTTCGCAAGACAGGCTAGGTATGATTGACCTTGGATATTACAATTTCACTACTAAGGATTTCTTGCTCTGGTATAACTATTTCACGGTATACACTCCAGATCTTCCACAACCAACTCTTGCCACATTCAATTTAGCCTTAAGTAAAGATTCCAACTGTAACCAGATTTGCCAAGAGACAGACCTAGAAACTTCGTGGAACTGGCATTTGTATCCTTAAGCTCTACATAACTGTTGCAAAAAGGGGCGCATCAATGCGCCCCTTTTTCATTGTGCCAGGTTGAGTTCCCGCTGCAGGGCCTGCCGCCCCTCTTGGCTCAGCGAGTTGATAAGGCTCAACGCCAGTTGACTAGTCGTGCGGCCCGATGGGCTCAATGGGTGGCTGTATGACACCTGCGACACCCAGCTGTGTCCGCATTCCGCATCCGTGCACTGGCAGTACAGATCGGCGGTGTCGCGGCTCAGGCGGTGCGTCTTGGTGATGCGTCCCAGTTCCCCACATTCCCGACAAAATACCCGCATAAATCCCCCCTGATACCGTCGATAAAAAACCGCTCGATTATACCCTAAGCTGGAACTCTATACAGTAACACCGAGCTCCAGCGACCGATTGAAATCCACCTGCAGCCGGCGCGGCAGATTGGCGCCATTGATCGCATCCTGGATAAGCTCGCACATCGGGAGCGTTTCGTTGCGGGCATAGGTCCGGTCGTACTGCTCCGGGTTCCCGAGGCCCGCACCACCATTGGCCGGGATGATGCCGGCAAGGGCAGCCGGGAAGCGATGCGCCGTCAGCACATCCTGGGCAGTGATCGCCTTGATGGCCGCAAACTCGTCCTTGGTCGCGATGTCCCCCACCGGGATCAGCTTGATGCCATCGGGCTTGCCGCCCGGGATATTGACGAACATTGAGCGAAAATTCCCGACCCCCTTGGAGCTGGCGATCATCTCCTTCATTTCCGCTTCCTGGTCATCGTCCATGTTCGGGTCGGTGGCGTAGAAGATGAACCCCATGTGCGCCCCGTTGAGGAAGTATTTGCGCCGGAACATGGTGGCGTCCTGGTTGAGCAGGGCCGATTGCAGGCCCCCCAGGTAATCGGGTTGGCCATACACCTGCTGCACCGGGTCGTACTGGGCCAGCCAGATGATGTCGGCCGCCAGGTAGCGTTTGTAGCTGCCGTCCCGCTGCAGCATCAGGAAATTGCCATCCTGGCAGCGGCGCAGGTAAAGGCTCGACAACGGGTAGAGCCCCACCACCTGGCCAAACCCATTGCGTAGCTTGAGCAAGGCAGCGTCCCCGAACTGCAGCAGGTTATGCACGAAGGCGGTGATCACCTCCCGGGGCACCCCTTCGCTGCTGATAAAGCGGCCCGATACCATGTTGCGCCGCGCCATCAGGATGGCGCCATGGTGCGCATTGGCGCGGGCGACTTTGGCCAGCCCCTGCCGGTCGATAGGCGGCAGGTAATACTCGCCCCAGGGGCTGTAGAACACGTCCGTGTAATCGGTCATCCAGGCCGTGGGGTCGATGGGTTCGGCCATGGAAAAACTGACCGAGGGTCGGCTGCCGGTTGTACTGGGTGTGGGCCGCTCGGCCCGCTGATGAAAGCGCTGTTTGCGGCTCATGTTTTCCTCGTTTGCTGATGGCCCAGGTGGATTTGCGGCGGCGCGATGTGTCGAGCGGTTCGTTGTCCACCGCGTGGGCGATGGCAAAGAACACGTCGGCGTGCCCGGTCTCGCTGCTGCGCGAGGCCCTGAACGTCAGCTGGCCGCCGCCGGTGGTGCTGCGCTTGATACTCATGAAGGCCAGCGGGATCTCGATGTCTTCCTGATCCCACTCGATACGGTCTGACTCGACCACATCCACCATCTTGAGTACCAGCCGGGCCTTGCTCTCCACGTTGTAGTTAATGGGGGTGATAGTTGACTTGAACACGGGCTGCAGCAGGTCATAGACCCCGCTGCCCACCCCGGAGACGTCGATCCCCAGATACGTGACCCGGAACTTCTTGGCGATCTTCTCTATCTCGTCCGCCTGGTAGCGAAAGTTCATCCCGCGCCAGAAATGCTTCTCCAGCACCCGGAATTTTTCGCCCGGGAACAGCGGCGGGGCGACCACCACCAGGGTGGCGTTATCGCGAGTCCGGCTCGGGTCATAGCCCAGCCACACCTCGCGCTTGCCAAACGGCTCGGGGTGCCCCGGGGTGTAGTCGCTCCAGTTGCTGATACTGGTCTGGGCCCGCTCCATGTGCTGGAACTTGAACACCGAGGCTTCATCGTCCACAAAGGCGCACATGTAGAGGTGATCGAATACCTCGATGGCGGTCTCTTCGCGCAGCGCCTCAATGTCGATGAGGGTGAACCCCTTGGCCACCGCCTCTTCCAGGGTGAGGATGTAACGCCACACCCGATCCGGGCAGACCCGGCCACCGTCGCGCAGCTCTGCTTCGGTCGGGAACTCGATGGCCTGGCGGGCCGGATCCTTGCCCTTCCAGTCATCCCCGGTCCACAGCTTGTAACCGCCGTGGGCCTTGCTGGACGGGGTGGAGAAAAAGGTCTTGCGCCAGTGAGATTGCGAACCCATGCCGGTGGCCACGTCGGTGACCGCCTTGAAGTTCTTGATCCAGAAATATTCATCGGCGTAAAAGTTGCCGGTGTAGCCCTGGGCACTGTTCGCGCTGGTTGAGCAGAACACCAGCTGCGCGCCGTTGGAGAGCACAATGGGGTTGCCGCTGAGCTCCACGCCTAAGAACTTGCGGGCAATGTTGATGATGTAGGAGCGGAAGATCTCAGCCTGGGCCCGGGTGGCGGACAGAAACACCTGATTGCCGCCGGTCAAAATGGCATCCTCCAGCGCTTCGCCGGCGAAATAGTAGGTCATGCCGATCTGGCGGGACTTGAGGATATTGCGGGTGCGCGGGATGGCCGGGTCGTTCTTGACCTCCCGCACGTACAACTGGTGCGGGAACAGGGAGGCCAGCCACCCCTCGAAGTCTTCGGGGCCCAGGTCATTGACCCAGTTCTTGGTCTTCTTACCGCCCTTCTTCGGCTTGCTCTCCCCACGCTGGCGGCGCCCTTCGCCCTCGCCCGCCTCATCTGGCGGGGTGGCCTGCCGGCGAGCCTTGAGGGCCTGCTCGCGCTCGGCCAGCTTGACGGCCTCCGCCTTGAGGGCGACGTGGTGGCTGATAAGCCGGTCCATTTCGGCCAGGTCAGCGTGGTTCTTCTTCGGCTTGGCGGCCAGCGCTTGGTAACGACGGGTGATCGCATCTTCCAGCGCCTCGTCGCTCAATAGCTCCGTCCAGCCATACTTCTCGGCCCACAGGTACACCACCCGCACGCTGCCAAGGCCGAGTTCTTCCTTGATCTCCCGTGCACTCCAATGGCGCAGATAAAGCCGCTTGGCGGTTTGTCGTACCTCTTCTGTATAGGCCATGAGGCTCCCCAGTCATAAAGCTGGGGCTCATGATACTGAGCCGATCACCCCCATCCCGCCGCCTTCATTCGGATGAGTTCGGATCGCCCCCGCTATCCGAAATCGCCCGAACGCCTCTGAGTGCTCCCCTGCGCAGGCCCCGATAACCTGACGCCAATTCGACACCAGGAGGCCGCCGTGCCAACACCGACAGACTCATCATTGCGCACCGGCTGGGTGGCGATCGCCACTGAGGGCCAGTCCGTGGATGGGCGTGAGATTTCGGCCAAGTGGATCACCGACATGGCCGACACCTACGATCCCACCTTCTACTGCGCACAGCTCTGGCCTGACCATGAGAAATGGGGCGAGAACCTGGGCTACGTGCAGGCCCTCAAGGCTGACAAGGTAGACGGCAAACACACCCTATTCGCCATCCTCTGCCCGACCCGCGACCTCATCTATCAGAACCAGCGCGGCCAATACAAATTCTGCTCCATCGAGCCGCTGGATAACTTCACCGGTCAGGGCAAAACCTACCTGTTTGCCGTAGGGGTCACCGACATCCCTGCCAGCACCGGCACCACCATGCTCAAGTTTTCCGCCAAGCACCCGTCGCCGACCGTGGGGATCAGCCAGCCACTGGACTTGTCCGGCTTCTCGCTGCCTGCCGACGAGCACAGCCAGCCCGACCGCGTCTCACTCCTGCACAAGGTGTTCAACTTCCTGGGCGGCCACGGCGCCCCGACCGAGGCGATCCCCACTGAGTCACCGACCCGCCCCCAACCCGAGGACAGTACCGACATGAACGAAGAACAGATGAACAAACTGGCGGGGATGTTCACCGCGCTGGGCACCCAGATTGAAACCTTTGGTGCCAAGGTCGACGCGCTGACGGCTGACAAACAACCGGCCGTCACCGAGCCGGCCACCGTCACCGATCCCGCCCCGGTCGCCGTCACCTCCGAGCAGTTCTCGGCCTTCGAACAGACCCTCAAAGGCCTGGGCGAACAGCTGACCGGCCTCAACGCCAAGATCGAAAAATTCTCGGTAGAAGCACCTGACCAGCGCCCCGATGCCCTGGGCGGCAGCGACACCCACCCGACCGTTTGCTGAGGAGCACCCAGTGAGTCAAACCAAAACCCCACAGGCCGAGAAGTGCCTGAACCACTACAACGCGTTGCTGGCCAAAGCCTTCAACGTGCCCGAGAACGCGCTGGCCAAGCAGTTCTCAGTCAGCGCCCCCATGGAAACGGTGCTGCGCAGCGCCATCCTCGAATCCACCGAGTTCCTCAAACTCATCACCTGTCTGGACGTGGATCAGCTGACCGGCCAGGTGGTGCAAGTCGGCGCCAGTGCCCTGCACACCGGCCGCAAGGTTGAGGGGCGTTTTCGTCGCAAGATTGGGGTCGACGGCAACAAGTACAGCCTGACCGAGACCGATTCCTGCGTGCGCCTGGACTGGAGCACCCTGTGCACCTGGGCCAACGCCGGCCACGAAGGCCAGTTCGTGCAACTGGTGTCCGACTTCACCAACCAGACCTTTGGCCTCGACATGCTGCGGGTGGGCTTTAACGGTACCCACATCGCCGATGACTCCGATCCGGTCAAGTATCCGCTCGGTGAAGACGTCAATAAGGGCTGGCAGCAGCTGGCGCGTGAGTGGAACAAGGGCAGCCAGGTAGTGAAAGCTCCCGCCGGCGACAAGATCTATTTCGACCCGGACGGCCACGGCGACTTCAAGACCCTGGATGAAATGGCTTCCGACCTCATCAATGCCACCATCAACCCGCTCTATCGCACCGATCCCCGTCTGGTGGTGCTGGTCGGTACCGACCTGGTGGCAGCGGCCCAAGCCAAGCTCTACAGCGAGGCCACCAAGCCCACCGAGCAGATCGCCGCCCAGCAGCTGGCCAAGTCCATTGCCGGCCGCCCAGCCTACATCCCGCCCTATTTCCCGGCGAACGGGATGTGGGTCACCACCCTGGCCAACTTGCACATTTACACCCAGCGCAACACCCGCAAGCGCAAGGCCGCTGACAACGACGACACCAAGGGCTTTGAAAACCAGTACTGGCGTCAGGAAGGCTATGCCATCGGCGAATATGAAGCCTTTGGCAGCTATGAAGAGGCCGACGTGGCGGTCGGGGCGCGCCCTGCCGCCCCGCCTGCAGGTGCTGACGCGCACAGCGAACCGGAGGCCTAACCATGGCCCTCTCGCCTGGCATGCGTCACAAGCAGCAGGTCTTGGCCCAGTTGGGGGCGGCGCAAGCCGCCACCACCGGGCAAGCCACAGGGCTTGTCGCCAATAGCTTGCACCTGCAGCTAATTGCCCTGGAGCAGGACATGGCGCGGCTCAAGGCGCTGGCCAGGATGAGCGACAAGGTGGCGATGAAGCGGGATGAACTGTTCCCCAAATATCGCCCCTACGTGGACAAGTACCTGGAACTGGCGGCACTCGGCACCGTGTACCAGAACGCGCTGTTTCAACGCCTGATCGTCTGGGCGTTTGATATCGGCGATCTGGAGACCGCCATCAGTTGGGCGCTGCTGGCCATCGAGCAGAACCAGCGTACCCCGGGCAACATCAAGCGCGACTGGGCCCATTTCACCGCCGACACCGTGCTGGGCTGGGCCGAAGAACAAGCGGCGCTGGGCCATGGCGTCGAGCCCTGGTTCTCGCGGGTGTTCGACAAGGTGCGGGGTGACTGGCGCCTCAACGAACAGGCCACCGCCAAATGGTACAAGCTGGCCGGTTGCCTGCTGCTGCGTGACAAGGACGGGGTACCTCGCCCCAGCGCGTTGGCAGACAACGCCACCCTGGAGCAGGCCGACCACTGGCTGGCCCTGGCCGAAAAGACCCACAGCAAGATCGGGGTCGGCACCTTGCGCCACAAGATCGCCATGCGCCTGCGCGCGCTCAACCCGGAATAACGACTCCTACGCCACCGCGCCCCGGCGGGGATGAGCCTGCAGCTGACCGCTCGCACCGCGCTCAATCCCGTGGCCACAGGGGCGCCCCAATTGATAGGGCAGCACATGATTTCAGGCAAAAGCATCCGCTACAGCGAGCAGACCATCACCAATGACGGCTTTTGGCCTGACGTGGTGTGTGGCGACTTCGAGCGCCGGCGCGCCCTGCCCGCTGACATGGACAGCGACGCCATCAGTGCGGCCCTGCTGGCGGCCATCAGCGAGATCAACCTGCAGCTGACCCGCCACCAGGCCACCTTGCGAGCCCAGGGCTACACCGAGGCCGGTCAGGTACCCGGCCCCCGGCTCGCCGGCGGCAACAACGCGCTGACCGAGACCTACCTGGCGGCCGTCTTTGCCCGGGCCAAAGCCATGCTGCTGCCCGAGTTCGCCACGGTCACCGAGCGGGACGCCCGCAAAGACCTGGCCGAGCGCGCCCCCGACCTGCGCGAGCAGCTGCTGGCCGAAAGCCAGCAGTTGGTGCGCAGCATCAAGAACAAGCACCGAGTCGGGGTCTCGATGATATGAGCGAGACCAACGAGGCCCTGCATCCCCAGGGGTATTTCCTGTCGGCCCTGCACCGCGAGCTTGAGCGCGTGCTGCCGGCCCGCTGCGCCCGCTCCCTCGACAGCTGGATGGAGGGCGGCACCATCAGCCTGGAACCCAAGGACATGGGGATCACCGGGATGGATCTGGCCTGGCTCAAATACACCGCCGTGTTTTCCCTGGAAAGCCTGCCGTTTCGGGAATGCCGCACCGAGACCCTGCTGGCGGTGATCGCCAGCTGGATACAGGAAAACGACCCTTTCCGCGAACGCTTCGCCCTGCCCGACCCCACCTATGACGTGGTGCCCAATGACGAGCACAGCGCCGACCTTGATCTGGAGGTGAAGTTCGCCGAGCCCCTGCGCATCGTGGAAGACCCGGACGGTGCAATCCGCTGGCTGGATAAGACCTGGACCGTGGCCCCCTTTGAAGTGTGGGTGGCCGATGAAATCACCCTGTCGGTGGCGGGCAGCGCCCATCCCGTGCACCGCTAACCCCGAGACTTAAGGAGCCCGCACCATGTGGCCTTATGTGCAGATCAACAACTTGAACCAGATGCAGGGGCCGGTGACCGAGGTCGAACGCCACCTGCTGTTCATCGGCAGCGCCGCCAGCAACACTGGCAAGCTGCTCTCCCTCAATGCCCAGTCAGACCTCGACCAGTTGCTGGGTACCGGTGATAGCGAGCTCAAAGCCAACCTGCTGGCCGCCCGCGATAACGCCGGCCAGAACTGGAGCGCCGGCGCCTATGTGCTGCCCACCGACCAATCCTGGCAGGATGCCGTGCGCAGCGCCCAGCAGACCCAATCCTTTGAAGGGGTCGTGGTGCTGGGTCAGAAGTGGGACCAGGCGAGCATCAACGCCGCCCACGCCCTCAACCAGGAGCTGATCGCCAAATGGGGGCGCTGGCAGTTCATGCTGCTGGCGGTGCCCGGCATTGTTGCCAAGGCCATCGGCAAGGATGGCACCGCCCAAGCCTGGAGCGACTACGAGGTCAAGCTGGCCGCCCTGCAAGAGGGCATCAAAGCCGACTCCATCAGCCTGGTGCCGCAGCTTTGGCCCAACCTCGCCGGCGCCTATGCGGGGCGCCTGTGCAACCGGGCGGTGAGCATCGCCGACAGCCCCTGCCGGGTGAAGACCGGCGCCCTGGTCGGCCTTGGCAACAAGCCGGTGGACAAAGACGGGATCCCGCTGCCGCTGGCCACCCTGCAGACCCTGGAGCAGAACCGGTTCTCGGTGCCGATGTGGTACCCGGACTATGACGGTACCTACTGGGCCGACGGCCGCACCCTGGATGCCGAGGGCGGCGACTACCAGGTGATCGAAAACCTGCGCATTGCCTACAAGGTGGCGCGCCGGATGCGGATCCGAGCCATTGCCCGCATCGGGGATCGTTCGTTCAACTCCACCCCGGGC